TACATCAAACAGACGCTGACGGCTGCCATCTATCTATCCATGCAGACGTCGGCGCAGGCAGCCACATTCATATCGGCGATGCCACAGTGACAACAGCCAACGGTTATGAATTAGACGGTCATCAAATGTTTCAAATCTCAATGCCGCCCACAACCGCAATCTATGCCGTACAGGACAGCGGTACGGCTACAGTCTCAATCATGGTGACGAACTGATGGCCATCACGAACGGGTATTGCACCCTGGCAGAACTGAAAGCCGCCGCACGCATCACCGACAACGTTGACGACGCACTCCTAGAACGAGCAGTCGAAGCAGCCTCACGACGCATCGACGGCGAATGTTCACGCCGTTTCTATGTTGACGCCACAACCAGCGCCCGCACCTATGCAGCGAACCGCAACGCTTTTCTGTTCGTTGACGACATCTCAACGACCACAGGTCTCATCGTCAAAGTTGACGACCAGATGTCAGGATCATTCAGCACCACCCTCACGGTCAGTGTTGACTACCAAACAGAACCCTCAAACGCTGCGGCACAGGGCGAACCGATCACCTTGTTGCGTGCACTCGATGTTGATTTCCCTGTCGCCGAAAACAACCGCACCCTCATTCAAGTGACCGCCAAATGGGGCTGGCCATCAGTGCCGCACGCCATCCGTGAGGCGACCGTGTTGCTAGCCTCACGCCAGTTCAAGCGCCTTGACTCGCCATTGGGTGTTGCAGGGTTCGGTGACCTCGGCGCCATTGTTGTTCGTCGCATTGATCCTGATGTGGCCGCAATGGTTGCACCGTACAAAACTTTTGTGGTGGCCTGATGCCCGCATCAATCTCTAGCCTCAGGGCAGGGCTGGCAGCGAACCTGGCAACGATCAGTGGTTTGCGTGTCTACACAGTCCTCACTGATAACCCGCAGTTTCCTGCGGCACTCATTTCGTTAGATCGTGTTGAATTTGACTCAACAATGGCGAGAGGTTGCGACAGTATTGAATTCACTGTCACCCTGGTCGTCGCACGAGCAGACGATCGCAGCGCCCAAAACAAACTCGAAACCTATCTCGCAGGCACAGGCGCCACATCCGTCAAAACTGCCGTCGAAAGCGACGTCACATTGGGTGGCGCAGCGTTTGATGCACGCGTCACCGCAGCCGAACAAATTGGTACAGTGAACTCACCTGATGGCTCGACCTACCTTTTCGTAGATTTCGCCGTCACCGTCACCGCATAAAGGAACACCATGCCTTTCATTTCCTCAAATCAAACCAGAGTGATCTACGGAACGAACCCTCTAGCAGCAATCCTGCGCACCGTCTCACCGTCGGTGAACTTTGACATGCTCGAAACAACGACGCTCGCCGATACCGCAAAAACATTTCAGCCAGGGTTGGAGGACATTTCTCTCAACCTTGACGGACTATTTGACAGCACCAACGGTGCAGGCACCGCATTCGACAACATCATCGCCGCTATCACAGGCGAATCAACTGTGGCCACATCGGTTGCACCTAGCGGTTTCGCAGTGACGAACCCTGTGTGGTTGTTAGGCACCAAAACGATCTCGTATGAGGTTTCCAGTTCGGTTGCCGATCTCGTCTCATTCAGTATGGCGTTCGGTTCAGGTTCCGCACCAGGTTTGGGTGTCAGCCTCGCCGACCTCGCCGCCATCACCGCCACAGGCAACGGCACAAGCGTTGACAACGGCGCTGGCACAACAAATGGTGGAATCGCCCATCTGCATATCACCGATGTCAGTGGCACCACCCCAACGCTCGCCGTGATCATTCAACATTCAACGAACAACAGCACGTGGTCAACACTTGCGTCGTTCACCTCGGCGACCGCAGCGACAAGCGAACAAATCACGTTTACGGGTACAGTCAACCGTTACGTGCGCGCGTCATATACTGCGGGAGGCACCACCCCATCATTCACATGCCAGGTCAGCCTGGCCCGTAACTAAGGAAAAAACATCATGGCATTCGTGGCCGCTAGATCATCATCATTCAAACTCGATAACGCCGCAGGATCACTCACCGACATTTCGGCATATGTGGATTCTGTCAGCGGTATCGCCAACACAACCGACATGGCCGAAACCACCACATTCGGTTCAACCTCCAAAACATTCCAGGGCACATTGCGCAACGGTGACTCGATCAGCGTTTCGGGCAAATGGGATTCGACACTGAACACGCAGATCACTGCGCTGCTCGGTCTCTCAACCTCGTCAACATTTGACTACTCGCCCGCAGGAACAGGCGCTGGTACGCCAAAAGTGACTGGCGAATGTTTCGTATCGTCATATGAGGTTTCCAGTTCTGTCGCCGATCTCGTGACATTCTCGTTGTCATTGCAGATCACGGGCGCCGTCACGTGGGGCACGAACTAAAATGCTGACATGGCAGTTGTCAGTAACAAAAACCGACGGAACTTCCCACAACTATCGAATCGGCGCACCACACATTGTGGCCTTTGAGCGCCAGTTCGGTATGGGTTTGGGGCGCGCGTTCTCTGAGGATCAGAAAATGGAACACATTCTCTGGTTGGCATGGACCGCTGACAAACGACAGAACCAGACGTCACAAACATTTGACGAGTATCTAGATACTGTCGCAGATGTTGACCTTGATGCCAATGTAAACCCTACCGTCGGGACTCCCTGACCTATTTGGTGGCACAGGTAGCGGTCGAGACAGGGATCGCACCACAGGCGCTGCTAGATGCCCCTGAGGGGATATTTGAGGCGATGGTGGATGTGTTACAAACGAAAGCGGATGAGTCCCGCAAACAAAACAGAAGGTGAATCATGGCCGTAGTACGCAGCGCAGACAGTGTGAATGTCACAGGTCTCGCTGAACTACGCCGTGAAATCAAAAAGGTGCAGCAGGCTGGTGGGCCTGACGGTACGCAACAACTCAAGGACCTGAACTATCAGGTGTCTGAGTTTGTGATTGGTCGAGCCAAAACGAAAGCCAGCAGTGTTTCAAGTATGGCGGGCAAGGCGGCGCAGTCAATGGATGCGTCAAAATCTGGTGTCGCCGCCAGGGTGAATGCTGGTGGTGCACGGTACCCGTATTTCGGTGGTGCCGAATTCGGTGCCCATCGGAACCGCAAACGGTTGATCAAAAACACTGGCGGGCGCGCAACGATTGTGCGTCGTAACGAATCAGCCTCAAAGGTCATCAAAAAAGTTGAGTCGCAAACGCTGGCATATGACAAATATGGTGGCAGTAGCACGGTCAGAAAACGTGCTCGACAGGACTATGGTGCAACGGCGGTGAAGGTCACGGGCGTGCGTATCGGTTGGAACCAGTTCAAACCGTGGCTCGGCAACCGTGAAGGTGCTGGATACTTTTTGTTTCCTACAGTACGGGCCAACATTGATGAGATAATAGACATCTACGGCGACGGAATGAAAAAAATCCTCGGCGACGTTTTCCCTGATTAGGAGTCAAAAATGGCGGGCACCCGCAAACTGAGTATCGAGATACTAGGAAACGCCAAAGGTGCTATCGGCGCGCTCGACGACGTTAGTAGCAAGGCTGGCGACCTCGGTGGAAAACTCGTTGATTTCGGCAAAAAAGCCGCACTCGGTATCGCAGCGGCAACCGCTGGTGCTGCCGTCATCGCCAAAGGTCTCATCGATAGCGCCTCTGATCTAGAGGAAGTTTCGTCAAAAACCGCAGTCATTTTTGGTGATGCCAACGATCAAATCGTCAAATTTGCGGAAGGTGCCGCCAAAACTCTCGGTCAGTCAAAAACCGCAGCACTGACCGCCGCCTCGACATTCGGTGTGTTCGGTAAGGCGGCAGGTCTAACAGGTGAGGACCTCGGCACATTCTCCACAGACCTGACAGCGTTGGCGTCAGACCTGGCGTCATTCGCTAACACATCACCAGAGGAGGCTGCGCTGGCATTGGGCGCAGCGTTGCGTGGTGAGTCTGAACCCATCCGCAAATACGGCGTCATGCTTGACGATGCGGCGTTGAAAGCCGAAGCACTGGCGATGGGCATCTATGACGGTGAAGGCCCACTCAAAACGCAGCAAAAGATTCTGGCGGCACAGTCAGCCATTTTCAAGCAGACCAGTGACGCACAGGGCGATTTCTTGCGCACGTCTGACGGTGTGGCAAACCAGCAGCGGATCATGGCCGCAGAGTTTGAGAATGTAAAAGCCTCACTCGGTAAGGCATTGATCCCTGCGTTTTCGGCTGCGTTGGGTTTCATCACAAACAAAGTGATTCCAATCTTTTCAAGCCTGGCGAGCATCATCGAAAAGGATGGCCTATCTGGTGTCATCGAAAAGGTGAAGGAAAAACTGCCTGAACTACGAGACGCATTCATCAAATATGCGAATGCTGCGTGGGAATGGATCAAAGACGCCTACCCGCCAGCATTGAAAGCGATCCTCGGTTTTGTTTATGACATCGGGCAGTGGTTTATCAACACAGGGCTGCCGTTCATCGCTGAAAAACTCGGTGAAGGTGCGAAAGCATTGTGGGAATGGATACAGAAGGCGGCACCGCCAGCACTTCAACGCCTCGGTGAACTGATCGGTGACCTAGCAAACTGGTTGCTCGATGAAGGTCTGCCGATGATGGTGGAAAAACTCATCGAACTCGGTGATGCGTTGGTGGCGTGGATCAAACCGCAGATCGTGCCAGCGTTGAAAGCATTGGGCGACCTGTTGCTCGCCATTCTTGATTGGGTTGTCACTGAGGCAGTACCAAAACTAGGTGCGCAGGCGGTCAAACTGATTGGTGCGTTGTTAGGTTGGACTGCACAACTTTTGCCTGAAGCAGTGAAAGGTTTGGGCGGTTTCGTTGTTGATCTAGTGAAAAAACTACCTGGTCTATTTGTCAGCCTTGTTTCAACGATGGCGAGTCTCGGCACCGATTTGGGTGGCAAGTTGATCAGTTCAC